TAAATTTAGTGGTGTAACTGGTTCTGTTCTTGAAGTATATAACAATGTGTCTAAAGCAATTGATGCAAAAGATGGTGATGGAAACTCGAACTACTATGTTACCAGAATTAATCAAGGTTCTAAATATGTTTGGATTGGAAATACTATAGTTACAACCGCTGGAGGAAACTCTTCCGCTGGAATCACATTTGGAGATGCAGCGAAAACATTTAATTTTGCAACTAGAGCATATTACTCTGGTGGGTCTGGTGCATATTCTTCAAGTTCAACCAATGCAAACAAATTAACCGCATATAACGAACTTAAAGACCCCGACACAGTAGATATTTCACTACTAATTTCTGGTGATGCTGATGCATCACTTTCGGGTGAAATCGTTGACATTGCAGATGCTCGTAAAGACTGTGTGGCATTCGTTTCGCCAGAATATGCAGATGTTGTAACAGAAACAACTACTTCTACACAAGTTTCAAATGTAGTAGAGTATCGTGATGGCCAACTTAACAAGAACAGTTCTTATGCATTCTTGGACAGTGGTTGGAAGTATCAATATGACCGATACAACGATACACTACGGTGGGTGCCACTGAACGGTGATATGGCGGGACTCTGTGCAAGAACAGATAATGTCAACGACCCTTGGTTCTCTCCCGCAGGTTTCAATCGTGGACAGATTCGTGGTGCAGTAAAACTTGCATTGAATCCAACCGATGAAGCACATCGTGATGAACTTTACAAGAACGGAGTTAATCCTGTAGTTGCATTCCCCGGTGAAGGGACAATCCTTTTCGGTGATAAGACACTACAAAGTAAGGGAAGTGCGTTTGACAGAATCAATGTTAGACGACTCTTTATTGTTCTTGAAAAAGCAATTGCAACTGCATCAAAATTCCAACTCTTTGAACAAAATGATTCATTTACAAGAGCCCAATTTAAGAATATGATTGAACCATTCTTGAGAGATATTCAAGGACGAAGGGGAATTACTGACTTCAAGGTTGTTTGTGATACTACTAACAACACTTCTGTTGTAATTGATGCTAACAAATTTGTTGCAGACATCTTCGTAAAACCAACTCGTTCAATTAATTTCATCCAACTAAACTTCGTTGCCACTCGTTCGGGTGTAGATTTTAGTGAAGTTGCGGGTGGTTAACAAAAAGTCTTATAGATATTAAAGAAGGAACACTAAATGAATATTAACGATTTCAAAAACAATCTAAAGGCTGGCGGCGTTCGTCCTAATCTCTTTAGAGTAAACGGTCCTATCGGACCAACAGGAACAGACGCTTCTGGTTCTTTTCTTATCAGAACTGCTTCCTTACCAGCAACAAATCTCAGTACTATATTAGTGCCATTTAGGGGAAGACAATTAAAATTACCTGGAAATAGAACTTTTGATGATTGGACTTTAACAGTTATTAGTGATGGTGAATTTAATCTGAGAACAAAGTTTGAAAAGTGGATGGAAGCAATCAACTCAACAATTGGTAATGTTGCAGAACAAGCACACGACCTTACACAAGGAAGTTCTTTGAGTAGTGGATTGTTTCCAACTTGGAGTGTGGACCAACTAGATAGGCAAAACAACGCTGTCAAAACATATTCATTCTTCCATTGTTTCCCCACAGTAATTAGTGATATGGCATTAGACGCTGATGCCAGTGATACATTGTCAGACTTCACTGTAACTATGTCTTACAGTTACTTCTTGACAAGTGATGCTCCAGATGTCAGTCTTACAGAATCAGTTGATGTAGGTGGTGTCGGAGAAGCCGGTTAATTCGGTAATATATAAAATGAGGACTTATTATGCCAGAACTGTTTGGATTTAAATTCGGGAAATCAAAAAAACCTGAAGAACCCACTAAATTAAAATCTTTTGTATCCCCTGACTATGATGACGGCGCGACCGAAGTTGTAGCGGGGGGTTTTTATGGGTCTTATGTAGACCTAGAAGGTGATATTAAAAGTGAGGTAGGGTTTATTAACCACTATCGAACTATGGTTCTTCAACCAGAAATTGAACAAGCGGTCGAAGATATATGTAATGATGCCATTGTGTTTGACGAGTATAGAACTCCTGTCAAATTAGTCATGGACCACTACAACCAACCAGATTCAATTAAAGATAAAATATATGAAGAATTCGATAATGTTCTTTCTTTATTAAATTTTAATAACAAAGCATATGAGATTTTCAAAAAGTGGTTTATTGATGGTAGATTATATTTTCACATTATAACTGATGATAAAAATGGGGCAAAAGGAATAACTGAACTTAGACCCATCGACCCAACTAAAATAAGAAAAATTCGTGAGGTTGTTAAAGAAAGAAACAAAGATGGCGTAGAAGTCATCAAAGAAGTCAAAGAATTTTATATGTACCAGAAAACTCCAGTTGGTGGTTCATCCTCATACACCTATGGAAATTATGCTGAACAGGGAGTAAAAATATCCCCAGATGCTATCTGTTATGTAAATTCGGGTTTGATGGATGGTGGAAAGAAGAGAGTAATTGGACATCTTCATAAAGCAATCAAACCTCTTAACCAACTTAGAATGATTGAAGATGCTGTGGTTATCTACCGCATATCTCGCGCACCCGAACGAAGAATCTTCTATATTGATGTTGGTAACTTACCAAAGAATAAAGCAGAACAATATCTCAAAGATATTATGAATCGTTATCGCAATAAACTTGTATATGATGCAAACACTGGTGAAATTAAAGACGATAAACGCCACATGTCCATGCTTGAAGATTATTGGTTGCCAAGACGAGAGGGTGGACGAGGAACTGAAATTACTACTCTTGATGGTGGACAAAATCTTGGCGAAATGGAAGATGTAGAATATTTCCAAAAGAAACTTTATCGGGCTCTTCATGTACCAACTTCTAGATTGGATGCTGAAAATGGATTTAACATGGGAAGAAGTGCAGAGATAACTCGCGATGAATTAAAGTTCTTTAAATTTATTGAAAGACTTAGAAAGAAATTTGGTGGTGTATTTCTAGAGTTGTTGAAAACACAACTCATAATGAAAAATATTATTACTCCTGCCGATTGGCAAGAATTTTCTCAAACAGTATATCTTGAATATGCTAAAGATTCTTATTTTACAGAACTCAAAGATTCTGAAATTATTAAAGAAAGAATGGAAGTATTAAGAGAGGTAAATGAATACATAGGTAGGTACTACTCTATAGAATGGATAAGAAGAAACATACTAAAACAAACGGAAGAAGAAATTTCCGAAATGGACAAACAAATGTCAGACGAAAAGGCAAAAGGTTTGCACGATGACGGAGATGACGAAGGATTTTAAATGAAAGATATCGCCAATTATTTAATAGAAAATGATATTCAAGGATTTAATTCTTTCTTCAAACAAAGAATTGCCGAGAAGACTGTGGGTTTCTTGGATGCAAGAAGAATGGAAATGTCCTTGAAACTAATGGAAGAGGCCAAATGGATTCTTGCTTTTGATTTTAAGTCTGGTGATAAAAATAAAGTAATAAAAGATTTAAAAACTAAATTTAAAAAGAATTTCTTGGGTTCTGGTTCTATGGGTAAAGGATTCGATATTAGTTTTAATGGTTCTAAAAAAGATTTACAAAAAATTAAAACTTATATTGAAAATACCTATAAAAAAGATTTAAATTTAAAATATACGACCTTTATGGCAGAATCTCATGAAAATGGTGGTATAGACCATAAAGGACAAACCTGTGATGATGCACATCCAGATATGTCGCATGAAGAATGGGAAGAAAAACAACTATCAGAATTAGAATACGGGCTTAAAGAGTTTTACCAATTGGATGAACGAACATCAGGCCTTCCAAAAGCAACTGCCTTTTCCTTGTTGTTTTCATATGCAGGAAAAGACCACAAGTTTGTTTCTAAACTCACCGATATTGGTGGCAAATTAGACAGGAAGAAGAAAGAAGTATATTTCGATTTTACTTCTGCGGCTGCAAGAACCAAATTCCGCAAGAAACATAAAGATATTATAAAAA